GATAGACAACGTCATTAACTTTGTTCTTGGCTCAGTTGTATTTATCATTGCGGCTTTAGGGATTGTCACAGGCTTCTATTACTGGGGCCGTTATCAGGGGCGTTGGTGATGACTGACAAACAAATCATTCGCCAGTTCGATCAGAGTATTGAAATAATCATTGAGGGTTTAGCCTCGAAATCAGGTCGAAAGTTTAAAGAGGTCTTAGAGCTTTTGCAACGTACAAGGGTCAAGGGGGATTAAAAATGTGGTTCTTAGTCTGGTTTCAAGTTATAAATAACAATATCGAACACTATCAACTCAATCAGTTTCCTACTCAAAACGAGTGCGAAGAAGCACTTGAGGATGCAAAAGTCTTGATAACGACAAGTCAAACCACGGTGTACTGCTTTGAGGTTATTCCAAAATAAACGAGGAGATTACGTTGTATATGACAAATGTGGAAAAGTTGTTATAATAACCCATCACAAGCACCACGCAATTGCTTACGCCAAGAGGATAGAAGATGCCAAACGAGTACGACTTGAACGGAAACGGAAAGATTGATCCGGTTGAGCATGAGATTATGTTGGAAGATCGTCGCCGTCGCATGGAAGACGCAGACGCCAAGAGAGACGCGCAGAGGCGCATGACTTGGTTTGCGCTATCTGGTATGATCTTATACCCTTTGGTTATCCTAGTGGCTTCTATGACGGGCCTAGAGACGGCAGCGAAGTTGATGGCGGAGATTGCTGCTGTGTATGTGATTGGTGCATCCGGCATAGCCGCTGCATATTTTGGTTTTAATGCAATGGAGAGTAAGAATGCTTCAAGCTCTGATAGGTCCAATAGCTAGCCTTGCTGGCGGATGGTTGGACGCAAAGACTACTAAGCAGGCCGCAGAGGCCAAGCTCAAGCTGACCGAGGCGGAAGCCAAGGCCAAGATCATGTTATCTGAACATACAAGCGTTGCCGACTGGGAGCGCATTATGGCAGAGGGTGCTAAATCAAGCTGGAAAGACGAGTGGTTCGTAATTGTTCTGTCAATCCCGCTTATTCTGGCCTTCATACCCGGTGCAGAGGGGTGGGTAGATCGTGGGTTTGAGCAGCTTTCCAAAGCGCCAGATTGGTATTTTTATAGTTTAGGTATCGCGATAAGCGCCAGCTTCGGTGTTCGCGGTGCACAGGCTTTGTTTAAGAGGAAGTGATGGAAAACTTAAAGTTACCTGTAGCCCTTGTGGCAGCTATGGCTGTACAACTCGCGGCTGGTGTGTGGTGGGTATCACAGCAGGCTGCAACAATAACAAGCCTTGAAGAAACCGTTAGTCAACTTGGCTCTAAGATGGCTATCGAAGACAACGTGAATCTCAGGCGTGATGTTCAAGATAACGCTATGGAGATAGACTATCTTTGGGATGAATCTGATGAGGTCTGGGATGAACTAGCTAACTTAGCTAACTCCATTGGGCAGGTTACGGCGTTGCAGCAAAGAGTTGCTTTGATTGAGAACGATTTGAAGTATATTGGCCGAGATCACGACGGCCTTATGAACATGAAGGGTGAAATGAAATGACTTTTAAATTATCACAGCGCAGCCTTGACCGTATGGAAGGCGTAGACGAGCGTCTAGTCGCCGTCGCAAAATCAGCTATAGGCCACACAAAAACCGACTTTGGTGTAATATGTGGGCTGAGAACCATAGAAGAACAGCGTGAACTCGTAGATAAGGGCGCATCGAAAACGATGAAGTCCAAACACATCGAAGGTCGCGCTTTAGACCTCATGGCTTATGTGGGTTCGCGTGGATCGTGGGAACTGAATTTGTACGATGACCTTGCGGATGCTGTGAAGCAGGGAGCTATTGATGTAGGGGTTGCTGTACGGTGGGGTGCCGCTTGGCATATTGATGACATCCGCGATTGGGATGGCACAATGGAAGAAGCCATGAACGCCTATGTTGACTTGCGCCGCAGTCAAGGAAAACGCCCATTCATCGACGGACCACACTTTGAACTGATGGACTAAACTATGAGTATGGTGTAGTACCTTAGTAAATGGAGACTTACGATGCCTTTAAAGAAGCTACTTTTAAAAGCTGGTGTGAACCGCGAAAACACACGTTATACGAGCGAAGGTGGCTGGTACGAGTGCGATAAAATTCGTTTTAGGCAAGGTACGCCCGAAAAGATAGGCGGGTGGCAACGTATATCTGCATCTACTTTCCAAGGTATTTGTAGGTCATTATGGAACTGGGTAACCTTGGGTAGTCAAAACCTGATTGGGGTTGGAACAAACCTAAAGTTTTACCTAGAAAACGGTGGAGAGTATAACGATATAACTCCCTTACGCGCTACAGAAACGCTTACAAATCCGTTTGAGACTGTATCGGGTTCGCCTATTGTTACGGTTACAGACGCTGCTGGGGGGTATAAAGACGGGGATTTTGTTACTTTCAGCGGCGCTACCGCCGTAGGCGGCCTTACTCTAAATGGTGAATACGAAATAACTTTTACTGAAGCGGTGAATGAGTATGCGATAGACGCTGGAGCAAATGCAAGCTCTAGCGCAACAGGTGGCGGCACAGTCACCGCAGCGTACCAGATCAATGTCGGTACGGGGTTTGCCATCCCTATTACTGGTTGGGGAGCATCCGCGTGGGGGTTCGGTACGTGGGGTGTAGGTGAAACTTCTGTGGAGTCTATTCGACTCTGGACTCAATCCAACTTTGGGGAAGATTTAATCTTCGGTCCTCGTGGTGGGGCTATATATTATTGGGAAGCTAGTTCAGGAATAAGTAGCCGGGGGGTAGAACTAAGCACGCTATCAGGCGCGTCGGGCGTACCAACAACGCAGAATTGCCTAGAAATATCAGACATAAATCGTTTTGTGTTTGCCTTCGGCGCAAACGAGTTTGGCACGTCTATAGTAAACCCTATGCTGGTGCGGTGGTCTGACCAAGGCAGCGCGGTAAACTGGACACCGTCTGCAACGTCACAGGCTGGGTTTCTCACGTTATCCCGTGGTAGTGAGATCGTTACATCTAAACAAGCGCGGCAGGAGGTTCTGGTCTGGACCGATTCCGCTTTGTACGCCATGCAATACGTTGGTGCGCCTGTTGTTTGGTCCGCACAGCTTGTTGGAGAAAACATCTCTATTGCTGGACAGAACGCTGTAGCCTACGCAAACGGCGTAGCTTACTGGATGGGCAAAGATAAGTTCTACAAATATGATGGGCGGACGCAACCTCTACGCTGCGATTTACGTAAGTTCATCTTTGACGACTTTAACACACAACAGTACGATCAGATTGTCTCTGGCACCAACGAATCCTATCACGAAATATGGTGGTTCTACTGCTCGACGGGTAAAACAGTGTCGGATCGTTACGTGGTGTACAACTACTTAGAAGATGTTTGGTACTACGGGACGATGTCTCGTACAGCTTGGTTGGATTCTGGCCTACGCGATAGCCCTCTTGCGGCTACATACGATAGTAACCTTGTAAACCATGAGCAGGGTGTAGATGACAACGCTGGGGAGGAAACTCTACCTATCCACGCGTTCGTATCTTCCGCGGAGTTTGATCTGGAAGACGGCCATCAATTCGCATTTATATGGCGTATTTTGCCAGACATCAGGTTTGATGGTTCTACTGCAGGTTCACCTAGTGCAACAATGACGTTGTTACCGTTGGCTAACTCTGGTGCAGGGTATAACAACCCTACGTCTGAAGGAGGCAGTAACACTCGCGCTATAACACGTACGGCTGTACTACCTGTAGAAGAGTATACGGGGCAGATATACACGCGCGTGCGCGGTAGACAACTTGCGATGAAAGTAGAGTCCACAGAAGCAGGTGTTACATGGCAGCTAGGAGCGCCTCGGATTGATATGCGCCCTGACGGGAGGCGATAATGCCTAACGAGATTGACAAGGTAGCGCCTCCTGCGCTTCCCCTAGCGCCAGAAACCTATGATCGGCCCTTTATGGACCAGAATAGCAACGTGCTGCGCCTGTTCTTCAATAGGTTTGTTGGCTCAGTAAACACGGTACTTAGCACCGATGTAGGTGGTAAAGTTCTATATATGCCGTACGGAGTGTTCTATAGCACTGTAGACCAAACAGCTTCGGCTGTTGACACAGGTTATGCCATTACATTTAATACTACACGAGCCAACAACGCGGTAAGTGTAGTAAGTAACTCTAGGCTTACAGTCGCAAACCCGGGAGTGTATCACTTAAAAACCACCTTGCAGCTAGAATCTACAAACAGTTCAACCAAAGCAGTTTCTGTATGGTTAAAAAAGAACGGTACGAATGTAGCTTATAGCGACCACGAGTACACTATAAGTGGTAACGGTAAGAAAGATATAGCTAACTGGAACGGGTCTATTGATCTCGTCGCTGGCGATTATGTTGAAGTGTTCTGGTCTACAGACAACACTAACGTAGAGCTACATGCACACGCAGCGGCATCTCCAAGGCCCGCGGTGGCATCAGCTTCTGTTGCAATGACCTTTGTAAGTAATGTATGATGTAGGCACCCTTAACAAATAGGTGCAAAATGGACTTTTTAGAACTATTCGACGCTTGCGTCCGCGAAACTAAACTTCACTTAGACGACTACACAAAACCCACAACGCTAGATATTTCCCTTAAAGAAGAAGACATTGGGCTGGATAGCCTAGATGTAACTCTCACTCTGGTGCTCATATCTGACATATACGGCGTACCTGAAACGGAAGACTTCAACATTCCTGTAGGCTCCCTGCAAGAAGTACGAGACTATATGCTGGAAAATAAACAGAAAGACTTTGATTCTGTAGAAGCTGCTATGGAGTCTGTCGCATGATATATTTATCTAAATTCTTCAGCACTTCGACCACCGACACAACTCTTGTGCCTGACATAGCCTTTCCGCAGCACGCGCATATTATACCGTCTACGTTTAGACGTGCTAAGTCTGGGTTAAAGTATCCTCCTCACACGTTACTAGAAACTGTAGTTACCCCTGAAGCGTTGAATTACGTTAAAGATAACCCTGTAAAGGGTAAAACAGGATTTATATTTGCTGCGGGTAACCAAGGTTGGATGAGCAATAGTAACAGGTACGACAAAAACCCCGACGCCGAGCTGCACTACAAGGTCAAAGTTCCGTTTATTGTGCTGACAAACATATACGCGGGGCGTATCGCAAGCATGTTTCACGTGCACGACCATGTATCTACGGACGCTAGCGCCTGTGCTTCGAGCCTAAAAGTTATGATGGATGTTCAAAACTTGATGAACAACTTTGGGTTTGACCGTGTTATCGTGCTCAGTGGAGAAGATGCGGTTAACAACCTTACACTAGAGTTTTTCGGGGAAGCTGGAGCCAGCCTGCAGTACAAGGATGAAGATCAAATACGGCCTTCTGCCTTTGACAGCACCAACCAAGGGTTCTTCTTGGGGCAAGGCGCTACACTATGTATATTTGAAAAAGACCACGTGGGGCTGAATAACCCCGAAGCTAGGTTTCTTGGAGCGTATACGTCTGCCGAAGACAACACAAACCCACTTGGGCAACGCCCCGATGGCGAGGGGTACTCTAAAGCAATTGAAGGTTCCTTACATGTAGCGGGGGTACGTAAGGAAGATATAACAGTAGTAAAGACTCACGGCACAGGCACTGCAGTCAACAATACGGCAGAGAAAGCGGCGCTAGAGCGTAGTCTTAAAGAGTTTGTCGCTACCTCATACAAACAACGAGTAGGGCATACGATGGGCGCTAGTGGGTTATTAGAGACAGGGCTGTTGCTAAATGACATGAAACGCGGTATTGTACCACAAATCCTCAATAGGACTGAAGACGATGACGTGTTCCTGTCCTACGATGCGCCAGCCCCAAGAGGGCCGTTCCTTAGTCTAGCCGCTGGCATGGGTAATATATACTCTGCGGCAATATTTTCTGCGGAGG